CTGGACCGCGACGTTCCCTGTGGCCTTCAGGAGGATCTGACCAGGCGTGTCCACGGTGACCTGGTGGGCCACTGGATCCACGAAGACCTTGGTGCCGTCCTCGGCCTCGATGTAGAGGGTCTTGGCGTCGGAGATGGGGGTGGGGTCGGCCTGGGAGTAGAGGGCGCCCATGACCACACCGTCTTCGCCGTGCTCATCGAGGAGCACCACGACCTGGCTGCCTTGACGGGGCAACCAGTAGGCCCGGGCGCCCAAGGCGAAGGGCATCAGGACGGGCAGCCAGTCCGTGAGGACCTGGTCTTCATCCGGGAGAAGGACCTTCACCCGGGCCTTGGCCGGATCGAGCTGCTTGACGATGCCCCGACGCCAGACCGGCGCGTTATTTGGCGACATGGCGCACCTCCAGCTGGCACTGGTAGCCCTTGTCTCGGCCCGCGGTGTGCCGGGCGGACCGGATCTGCCAGATCCCGTCGAGCACGCCGAAGCCCGCGAGCTCGAAGTTGCCGCCCGCCACCAGGCGCGTGTCGCCGGGGAGCGTCAGGGTGCCCTCCCGCTCCCAGCCCTTGGCCTCATGGAGGGCGGCCTTGGCCAGGCGCTGGGTGTGGACCTTGGACTCGGTCCGGCGCCGGAGCTTGCGGCGATCCGCGTGGGGGTGCTCCATCTGGAGCTCCACGACCCGCAGCTCCTTGGTGTCCCCGTCGAAGTAGGCGGCGGAGGCGCCCCCTTCCACTACCTTCTCTCGGAACCGGTAGCTGGACAGGTCGCCCTTGGTGATCTTGAGCATGGCGGGCTGGGCATCGAGGCGTTGCAGGTCGTGGAAGACCAGCTGGGTGCCCTTCACGCTGAAGACCAGGCCATGCTCCTCGCCCAGCCGGCAGAGGAAAGCCAAGTCCGTCTCCCGGTGCTGGGCGGCCCGGCGCCAGGTGATGTCAGGAACCATGCCCACGACCTGAAGCCCGTGGGTCTGCGCCACCTCGGCGGCGATGGAGCGGAGGCTCTTGCCCTCGAAGGCCCGGGACTTCGGTGTGCGCAGGGCGGTCTTGTTGCCCGCACCCAGGGCCCGGAGCACTACCACATCCGGCATCCCCTCCAGCTCCACCTCGTCCACCTGACACTCGCCTGTGGCCAATAGGGCGCCGTCCTCGTAGCCCAGCCAACCTTCCAAGGTGGAGCCCTTAACCGGGTACCACTCCTTCATCCAGCGGCTGTCCGAGTTGTCCAGGCGGACCTCCAGGCCATCGCTCTCCCCGGCGATGTGGTCCACGTAGGCGAGCTCCAGGAGCCATGGACCGAAGTAGCCAGTGGCGTCCCGATGGTTCACATGGAGGGTCATGGAGGGCTTCTGGGTCGCGTCCATCAGAGCCTCCAGGGGGGGAGGCCCGCGGTGCCGGTCGCAGGCTCGTCAAGGATGGGCACCCAGAGCGTGATGCCCTCGGGGAGGATGGGGGGCTGGCCCACAGCGGGATTGGCCCGCAGGAGGGGCTCGTAGCGCAGGGGATCGCCGTAGTAGGTCTCGGCCAGGAGGTCCCAGCGGTCGCGGGGGCCGGTGGTGTGCGTCAGGAACTCGCTCACTTCACACCCACCTTGGTCAGTGTCACGCCGTCCTTGTTCTGGACCGTTTTGGACTGGACAGCCGCCGCCGAGCTCTGGCCCTTCTTCCGGATGGCGGGCGGGTTCTTCCGGGTGGAGGTCACCAGGCCGGGGGCCGGTGTCCATTCCTTCAGCTTCATCGTGGCCTCGGCCAAGCGGAGGCGCCCGTTGGGCCACTGCTCCTGCCGCTCATGCTCCAGGGAGGTGATGACGAACTTGCCGGCATAGATGCCGGTCTGCTCCTGCCCAATGACCAGGTCCACCACATCGCCCTGGGTCAGGGTGTCCCGAAGGCTCCGGAGGTCGAGCTCGATGGTGGGTGTGGTCAGGGCGTGTAGGCGGATCTGCAGGGTGATCTCCTCCAGCTTCGCGCCGACGAACTGCAGGCGGGGCTTCGATCCGAGCAGGCCCATCTCCGCGAAGTCGGCCTCCTGCTTGTCCAAGAAAGAGAAGGGCCCACCCAGGAGGGTGAACACCATGTCACCGAGCGATCCCCAGGCCATCAGAACTTCCTCCGGCTATCGCCATCGCCCAGCCGCTCCAGCTCACGCTTGATGAGGGGGACGGTCCGCAGCACGGCCCGCTCGATGTCCAGCTGGGCTCCAGGTGCCGCGCCCCGGGCGTCCACTTGGATGGAGATCTGGATGGATGGGCGACCGCCGCCGAGGCCGCCCGCGAAAGCCAAGGGTGCCGCGGCGACCGTCAAGCCCGCCCCCACCATGCGGGGGACCAGGCTGCGGGCCGCGCCAGCGATGGCCTGCATCTTCCCGACGATGGCCCCGGGGTTCATGCCCTCGGCGATGGTCTCCACCAGGCGGATCTTGTGGATGTCCATCAGCGGACCTTCCTTGGCCGGGCTGAACGGCAGGAAGCCCCGGATCTTCTTCACCACGCCCTTGATGGCTTCGATGGGGTGATTGACCGCCGCCAGCATGCCCTTTCCGATGGAGGTCATGATGTTGGCCCCCGCCTGGAAGAACGTCCCGGCCAGGCCGCCGAGGAAGTTGATGACGGCCTGCCCCTTCTGGACCAGCCAGGTGAGGCCCTGGATCAGCCAGGTCAGCGCCTTGATGACGATGAACGCGGCGGCGGCGAAGGTGCCCAGGGCCACGGCCAGCGGAAGGAAGAGGGCGGTCAGGGCGCCCTTGAGGGAACCCATGACGAAGGGCTTGATCTTCTCCCAGAGGAAGCCGAGGGCGGCCCAGACCGGCTTCAGCGCATCCATGAGCGTCCGCAGGCCAGCCTTGAACTGCTCCCACAGCGGGGACAGGGCGGCCCACAACGAGGCGAAGGCGGCCTTCAGGGCGGCCCAGGCGCTGCTGAATGCCGCGTGGACGCCCGGGAGGTTGGTCTTCACCCACCCCGCGATGCGATCCCAGTTCTTCCAGAGCAGATAGCCCGCGCCAGCGATGGCGGCGACGGCCGCCACGATCCAGCCCACCGGGGTGGCGAAGAAGGCGGCGGCCATGCCCCAGAGGCTTTGGGTGAGGCCAAGGACAGCGGTCTTGGCGAAGCCGAAGATGGGCCCGATGACGAACATGGCCCCCTTGAGGGCGAACCAGGCATTGATGAGCTTGGACACCATCCAGAGGGCGCCGCCGCCTACCACCAGGAAGCCGCCCAGGGCCGTGACGACCCAGGCGATGGTGGCCGCCAGGCGCGGGTTGCGCTCGACCCACCCGTCGATCTTGTCCACCAGGTTGTTCGCCCGGGTCAGGAGCCCCTTCAACCCTTCAGCCACGGGCGCGAAGAAGCGGGCCGCCGCGTTGGACGCGGTCCCGAAGAGGTTCTCGAACTTGCCGGAGAGCGTGCCGGTCTCGCGGTTGATCTGCTTGTTGAGGTGCTCCACCTTCAGCTGGCGGTCCACCATGGCGTTGAACTCGGACGATCCGACAAGCGCCAGGCGGGCGCCCTCGGCTCCGAAGAGGGTCTCGCCGACCTTGGTGCGCTGCTCATTGGTCAGGACCTTCAGCTTGTCGAGCTGGGCGATGATCCGGGGGACGCTGGTGTTCCCCGCTTCATCAAAGAAGTCCATCCGGATGCCGCGGCTGGCCAGGATCGTGCCCGCATCGCCCCAGAGCGCCCCGCGGGCCGCCTGGAGCCGGGTCTTGAGCCCGGCCATGTGGGCCACGCCATTAGAGAAGGCCGTGCCCACCTGCGAGGGATCAATGCCCGTGTTGGAGAGGGCGGCCATGAGGGTGGACATCTCGGTGGCCGACTTCAGACCCTCCAGGCCCATCATCTTCGCGGGGGCGCCCACGAACTTCATGGCCTCGAAGAACCCCGTCACCTTCAGCCGCGAGGCGTTGGCCGTGCGGTTGATGATGTCCGCGTAGGCGATGGCCTCCTGGCCGTTCAGTTTGAAGGCCATGGCCGTGGTGGCGAGGCCCTCACCCGCGACCTCGGAGGAGAGGCGCTGGACGACCTTGAGGTTGGCCGCCGCCTCCAGGAGCCCGTTGTCCAGGTCGCCGGATGCGGCACCGCCACGGCGCAGGGCCGTGGCCAGGTCGTAGAAGTCCCGGGTGGCGCCGGGCAGGCGGTTGCCCAGAGCAATGGCCTTCCGGTTGATGGACTCGAAGTGCTCATCCATCCCGTCCACGGTGCCCATGACGTTCTGGAGCGAGACGGCGGACTGCTCCAGGTCACTGAAAGCCTTGACCCCCAGGGCCACGCCCCCGGTGATGACCGCGCCCAGGCTGGCGATGGTCCGGCCGGCGTCATCCAGTTTGTCAGAGGCCTTGCGCAGCTTCTCGAACCGCTTCTCCAGCTTCTCCACGCCGGTCTCAGCGGTCGCCGCCGCCCGGGAGAGTTCCTCCCGTGCGGCGAGGAGAAACTGGAGCTTCAATTCACTCACCCTTGGCCTCTTCTCTTTCGCGCTCAGAGATCCGGGAGGCGGCTTCGATCCAGAAGGCCGCCTCCGTCAGATCCATGTCCATCACTTCGGCGTAGGTCCACCCGGCCCAGCGAGAGAGCTGGATCAGGGCTTCGGGGTGGACGTAGGGGCTTTTCCCTGGGCTTTCTCCGAGAGATCCAACACGTCGTCCAGGTCCATGTCCATGAGGTCCTCCATGACCACCGGCTTCCCGTCAACCTTCACGACGGGTGCGACGGTGGCGAAGGACCGCTGGACCGTGGCGTTCTGGTCGGGGACCATCAGCTGGGCCATGGCCATGTCGCGGCCCTTCAAGGGGCGGATGACGGTGCCGGTCTTGCCGCTGGGGAGCGGGAAGTCGAAGGGGTAGGCGTTCACGGCCGCGATGGCATCGGCGGTGGCGGAGGGCTGAAGGTCGGTCATGGGGTCCTCAAAGGGTCATGGATTCAGGGTTGGTAGGAAGGGCGCGGCCCCCACCTGGTGGTCCAGGCAGGGGCCAGGAGCGGGGGTGGCTAGCCGATGCCGAGGTTGGCGCGGAAGTCGGCGAGGATGTCCACACCGGCCACGCGGTGGATGCCGTTCTCGATGTCCATCTCCTCGACGTCGATGCCGTTCACCACCAGGCGGTAGTAGAAGACCTCCATGACGTACTCGGGGTTGGTGCCCTCGCTGGACTTCAGCTCGCCCACCTTCCGGGAGCTGAACCAGCCACGGAGGAAGAGGGTGACCGGTTCGTCGGTGATGTTGCCGTAGCCGTCCCGGCTCTTCTGGTTGGCGCGGACCATGAGGCCCACCATGCGGTTCGAATCGGCGGTGAGGGCGTGGAAGTCCTCGTAGAAGCCGTTCATCTTGATGGTGGACTGCATCGCCTCCATGGAACCCGGGAGCTTGGGGGTGCCGATGAGGTCCCCGGCCTTGTGTTCGATGGACTTGTGTTTGACCTCGGGGAGGGTGATGGAGACCAGGCCGCCCTGGTAGCTCCCGCCCTCCGCGTAGAGGTTGCAGTGGGTGAGCTGCTTGACTCGGATGCTCATGTGATCCTCAGAAGGGGTGGAGGGCGCAGGGCCGGGGCCAGGCGCTCGCC